CTTGATCGCTGATTGTCAGGAACTTGAAATGAGAGAAAATTCTGATGAGTATTTCATCAAGTGTGACGAATTTGCCCAAGATAAGTACACTGTCTGATATGAATTTCCCTACCTCAACTGTCAACGTCCTGCCACATCTTCAAGAGCTTCGTGATAAGTGGCGAGAGCAAGATTTCCACTTCACTAAAGAACAGCAGGAGGAATACGATCTGTTGTTGCAAGCACGAAAAGAACGAGTTAAGTTCTTTTATGAAAGCAAACGTGTGCAGGTTGGTCCTAAAGTGATTAAAAAGGTTGAAGAGGTACAAGAAGACCAAGACAGTTAATTAAGTGGCACAGAGGCGCTTCTAGGAGGGTCTCTGTGCTTTATACTATTGACATCAACACAACGAACATGCTTACCCTTCGTCCACATCAGGAACGTATCATTGATCGTATGCTTGCATACAACAAAGGTCAGATCGTTGTGCCTACTGGTGGTGGTAAAACGTTGACCATGATTGTTGATACTCAGCGCCGCCATGATGTTATCAACAATGGCACTACCACGGTTGTTGTTGCTCCCCGCATTTTGCTGGCAGAACAACTGTGCTCTGAGTTCTTGGAGGTCATTGATACTGCCAACACTCACATTATGCACGTTCATAGTGGTGAGACCCATCACTTCAGCAGCACCAAAGCAGAAAAGATTCATCTGTTTGCTACCACTGCAAGAACTGCGGGTGAGAATGTTATCATCTTCACCTCTTACAACTCTCTTCAGCGTATCGTTGATGCTGATATTGAGGTGAATACTATTTACTTTGACGAGGCACATAACAGCGTCAAGCGTAACTTTTATCCTGCTACTGAGTTCTTTGCAGAGAACGCAGATCGTTGCTATTTCTATACAGCAACTCCCAAACATTCTCTCACAGTGAAGAAACCAGGCATGAATTGGGGTCATGTTTATGGTCAAGTTCTGGTCAATGTTCCTGCTCCTGAGTTGGTTGAAGGTGGTTACATTCTTCCTCCCAAAGTTGTAGTGAAGCAACTGCCTTTGGTGAAAGGTCGTAAGGTCATGTATGCTGAAGATGCTGACAATCTGCTGGAAACTATTGATGACAATAACATCGACAAGACTCTGATTTGTGCTCGTACTACGAAACAGATTGTTGGTCTTCTGTCTCAGTCTGACTTCTGCACTGAGTTGTATCAGCGTGGATATTCTTGGATGACGATTACATCTAAGACTGGTGCAATCATCGACGGCAAGAAAGTCAACCGCGAAGAGTTCTTTAACACACTTAACACTTGGGGCAAAGATCCTGAGAAAAAGTTTGTTGTCATTCACCACTCTATTCTGTCTGAGGGTATCAACGTGAGTGGTCTTGAAGCTGTTATTTTCATGCGGAACATGGATTACATCGGCATCAGTCAATCTATCGGTCGTGTGATTCGTTTGGGTGGATCTGAGAAGACATTTGGTTTAGTTTGCATCCCAACTTATGACTCTGTAGGTATCAGCACTGCCCGCAAAGTTCAGGCAGTTGTAGATGTTGTGTTTAATCAAGGTCAACCTGCCATCTCAGAGATCAGACGGTAGACAGTTGGTCAAACCGTCCACCATTCCCCCATGGGGGGTGGTTTTCGTGTATTATTACATAGTAATCAATCAAACACATGGATCTTACTTCTCTCTTTATTGAAGTTGTTCAAGAAGATATGTCCAAATCTGTAAAGAAATCTTCTTTGATTAAAGAGTGGTTGACTAAAGATACTGTTCCCCAATATGTTTCTATTCGTGTTGGTAACTGGATGGAAACTTTCTTGGTTAAGGTTTTGGGTGATAAAAATAAACTCGACCTTCTTAAGAAGAAAGGTCGCAATATGATTATCACTGTTGATGGTGAAGATCACCAAATTGATTTGCTTGGACAGATGGAAGATGGTGTTCTAATTACAAGAGAAATCAAGTGTAATCCTGACCTTGATCGTGGTAAGACTAGAGACACACTTCGTCGTGAAGAACAGATTGAACGAGGACTAGAAGAGCAGTTCGATGTTAGTGTTGATGGTGGAATTTTCTGTCCATTTTATTATGGCACTTTCAAGAAAGATGGTAAGTTTGGTATGATTTTTGGGATGCAGTGGTTTATTGATACGTTTGAACTTGATTTCACCGTTGAAGATTTTCAAAAAATTGGTAAATCTGAGGAACTGCACAAACTTCTTGGTTTGTGATATAATAAACTATTGACTGAGTACCTATGAAACCTGTCATCAAGTATCAAGGTGGTAAGAGTAAAGAACTACCACTGATCAAACAAATGCTACCACAACAATTCAATCGAGTTATTGAACCTTTCTGTGGTGGTGCAGCAGTATCATTTGGATTGCAAACTCCTGCTATTCTGAATGACATCAACCCGATGGTAATCAACCTCTACAAAGTATTGCAGAGCTCTGATCATGTGCATGTCTTAAATCACATCAACATCATCAAAACTTATGAGCATAATGCACTACAAGAGGCATTCTATGCTGCAAGAAATGTAATCAATAACCCTCAAGATTTTACCTCACTAATACAAGCAGTCTCATACATTATTGTCAGACAGTTGTGTTTCTCTGGCATGGAGAGATATAATTCAAAGGGTGAATTCAATGTGCCGTTTGGACATTATAAGAAAATGTCCTGCAATCTAACACCAGATCATCACACATTCCTGGGCAAGTGTGACATCAGACAGGGATCATTTGTTGATCTATTTGATGACATAACTGCTGATGATTTTGTGTTCATCGATCCACCATACTTGGAGAGACTAGGATATACTCAGGGTGATGGTGGTGATACTTTGCATGAAGAACTTGTACGATGCCTGAAGTCAACTGATGCAAAGTGGATGATCATACATAGTGACCATGAATTTTATCGTGAATCATATCGTGATTACAATATCACAGATAAAGACTTTGCTTACGCACAAAGATTTGGTAAAGGTAAGGATCATTCAGGTGTAAAGGTAAAGCATCTTTATATTACAAACTACTGATGGTGTGACAGTTCAACATCCTACACACACCCGCTTGATTTGTCCCTTGTTTCGTGCCATACTATCAGTATGAAAAACACACACCTCCAACACCCCGAAGATTCTATCCTTTCGGGTGATCTCTCTGTTCTTGATTGGTTCCTCGCTGAGAGTGAACTTTCCGTGAAGATTGACGGTGCTCCTGCTATCGTTTGGGGCACAAATCCTGCAACTGGCAATTTCTTTGTCGGTACTAAATCTGTATTCAACAAAGTAAAGATTAAAATCAATGAAACGCATGATGACATTGATCGCAATCATTCTGGGGTTGTTGCTGACATACTACATCATTGTTTTGATTGCCTTCCTTCTTTCGACGGGATTGTTCAAGGTGATTTTATTGGGTTTGGTGGTGATGATACTTTTTGCCCCAATACGATTACTTATATTTTTGATGAAATAATCGACCAGAACATCATCATTGCACCGCATACTTTGTATGCTACCGATGATGAGATGAAGGATGCCTATGTTATCAATGACATGGTAGATATGGAGGTCTTCGATGATACTGAGACCTGTAAGTTCGTGCAACCCCGTGCATGGCAGATTGATGAAGATTTTGCTGAGATTGTTGGTTTTGCACGTCAAATGTCCCAGTTGGTAACATTTGCAGAACCATTTGAAGCAGAAAAGATTAAGATTGATCTGAATCGTTGTATTCGTGAAGGTCGTGAAGTTGACCCTGATTCGTTCAACAACTCACGTTTGATTAGTTTCTGGTTCCTCATCAAATCTATCAAGGAGGATATGCTTTTCCTTTGCCGTAATAACGGTCCCAAAGCTTTCATTGGTAACCGCCAATGTGGTGGCGAGGGTTATGTTCGCACCAATGATTATGGCATGTTTAAGTTAGTCAATCGAGAGCAATTCTCTCACGCAAACTTCAACAATGGCAAGTTCGCGTGTGCCAGTTGACGTAGTGGCACACATCCCCTTGCAGGGGGTCTGTTTTCGTGTATTATTAAAGAGTCAAAGGAACGCAACCATGACAGTCACTCAAACCAAACCACAATTCCTGACCGAAGCACTCATCGAAGTTCTCAACAATGAGTGGAAAGTTAATACGATTGAATCTGGTCGTTCTGTCTACACTCAACTTGAGTATGAAGTTGGTCGCAAATATATCAAAGTTTGGTCTTATCTTAAGGATGGTAATTTCGGTGATGCAAGAATCAAGGGACGTTCTTGCTGGATGTTTGTTGATAAGAACACTGGTGAATGTTACAAACCTGCTAGTTACAAAGCCCCTGCAAAGGGTGTCCGCTATTTGATTACTCAACTGGCAGATAATCCTCACATTTGTGATGCTTTCGGTTCCTTTTTGTATCTTTGATTATGTTCTCTGACACTAATCGTCAACTCCGCAAACTTTCTATCTACAAACCAATGCAATTTAGGGTCACACAAATTGACTTTGATTTTGATTCAGACATTCTTGATACTGAACAAATGACAGATGAAGATTGTCAAGAAATTATTGACGAAACAATGTCAACAACCTGGGAAGCATCTGACCCTGATGATCTAGTTGAAGAGATCACAAATGCTACGGGTTGGTGTATCAAATCCATCGATTATTGCTACGTCCTCCGATGATTAAATCCAAAGCACAAATGCTCCGTGTGATGAAAAATTGCGACGGAGCAGATACTCTTACTAGAGAGCAAAAGTTTGAAGTCTTTGTTAAAGTATGTGATAACATGCTGAAGGAAGGTAGAATCAGCAAAGCAAATCATAGTCGTTGGACTAACATCTGGTAGGGTGTGCCAGTCCACGAAGTGGCACACAAGTGGTTGTGTGGTCGCTGTTTTCGTGTATTATTAAAGAGTAAAAGGGATTTCACTTCATGCAACTCACTTCAAAGCGTCATTCTATGGTTGTTGAGTTTCGTCCTCATTCTATTCTGACTGATAAGTTTGTCTACACTTTGAAGTTCAAAGGTGAAGCACAATCCATGCGATTGTTCACTAAGAAAGAGATGATTGAAACTGTCAATTCTCGTCTGGACATTCATGGTTATCAGGTGACAGATTTCCTGACTGAACCACAACAATACATGCCCGCATCTTGCTGAGTTTATGTCACTTATTAAAAATTATCTCCATCAAATCATGACTCAAATGACTGACAACATCATCGACCGCGATCAACTTCAAGAGGCATATATTGAGTCGATTATTGATGGAATGGATCACAAGACCATGTATCAATTTGTCTATGATAGCTTGAATGGTAATCTTGATGATTATACTGTAGAAGAACTTATCACTGAAGTCGTAGATTATTATCCTGAGTTACTTGACCAAGTGGGAGTAAGTGTAACTTATGGAGACAAATTGCAGGAGAGTTCATAAAGAAAAAACCAGTTGACAAGGTGGCACAAGGTCTGTTGATCTGGACCCGTTTTCCTGTATTGTATAAAGGTCAAAGGAACACACCTCACAGATGCTCGACTCTCAAGCAACTTCCGCCGCTATCTACAAACAACTCTTCACAGGAGCTGAGTGGGATGCGATTGCTTTAGCTATGAAAGATTATGGTGATTTTCATGGTGGAATGGATGAAACTATTGCCAACAATGTTCAAGCAAAGATTGCTAAAATCTTTGAACTGACTGCTAACTGATTCTTTACACTTTTT